ATGGCAAACAAAGACCGCACAAAGTGGGATTTCTTTCTGCATATGCCATTGGTAGAATTTCTCAATGCTATGGCTTTCTATAAGCAACAATCAAAAGAGAAGTTAAAACGATTAGATCAGGCATCAACCAAAGGATTTGAGACCTATGTCATTGCTTGTTTGAATGAGATGTTGTAACAAATAGTAGTGCAAATATGTTACGGCAGTATTTCAAATTATTGCCAATTTATAGGATTACTGGCAAATGTGAGAATGTCGCATATATCAGTCATTAATATACCCAATCGGGGATAATGTGTTATAAAACACCCAAAACTATATGCATTCGGGTACTATAAGGGACATTTGGAACGCATTCCGATGAGTGCTATTTTTGTGTGTGGCATTATCTATCACTCAACAACCCAACAGTTATCACCCAGGATTCAACGACACGAACTTCGTGATCACTGAATCAAGCGGTGGGATTTACACAAAGGACAATTTCAAGTTCATTGCAGAGGTTAAGCAAAACACGACATCACTTGCCAAACTGAAAGCACCAATTTACTTTGGAAGCACCAACAAAGGGGTTTTCAACATTGGTCGCATCCTTGAGAACTACATCTCTTTTGATTGGAACTACAATGATACACTTGCAAGTGGTTGTGTGAATTCCTCAATGGATTACAAAGTTGAATTCGGTTATGAGTATTCGGCATCAGCCACTGGTAGTGTAACTGAATACACAAACTTGACATCAGCAACAGGAACGGTTTGGAACGCTGCATTGAATCCGTATGATTTGGTCAACTATTCCGGTCAATACACGATGGATGGGGATGGTAAATTCTTGACACCAATTCGTTCAAAGACAATCCATCGCACTCAAAAAGATTGGTTGTATGCCATCCGTAATACGGCAACATCTGCGGTGATCACTTACTCCGATGCATCAACTCAAACTTTGTCATTGCCATCTTCCAAGATAGTTCGGATTCCATCAGGAAGCCAATTGTCAATTCCGGGTGCAGCGACATACTATGACATTCAGTTAAAACTTGGGGCAACGGTTCTATCCGAAACCTATCGTGTGAACCTAATTGAAGAGTGTAGCAAATACGATACAACCGATTTGTTCTTCCTAAACTCATTGGGTGGATTTGATTCATTCCGATTTAACCGAGTGAGACGGGATACATACGACATTGCAAGACGGCAATTCTCTGCCAATCCTTACACATTGGGTGCGTCATATGGATATGAGACATCATCGTTCAAGACCAAAACCTATGACACAAATATGATGCACAAGGTCAAGTTATTTAGTAATTGGATTACGGAAGCACAGTCACAATGGTTGCTTGATTTGATATCATCTCCAGTCGTTTACGCTTATGATGGGACATTGGTTGCCGTCAACATAGATACAACAAACTACGAGGTGAAAAAGCACATTCAAGACAATGCCTTCTTGCTTGAGTTGGACATCACTTATTCTTTTGATACCAAGAGACAAAGAAGATGATAGAAATTTTAGTTGAAGGACAACCTTTAGAATTGTTACAGAACCCCGATGTGTTGATCACACGGAGTATTGCAGACATTCGTGAACCTGAATCAAGAGAAAGCGAATGGTCAAAGACAATTGAGATTCCGGGTACTGCTACAAACAACAAAATCTTCTCTCACCTTTTTGAGGTTGAACAAACCGTTTATGGCACATCCTTCAATCCAAACATCAAAGCGGATTGTATTATCTACGAAGACGGGATTGAGCAGTTGAGAGGATTCTTGAGATTGCTCACAATTCGTGTGGATGATTCAACTCACATCGTGTATGAGGTAACTTGTCACGGACAATCTGCGGATTTGTTCACCAACATTGCAGAACTTAAACTTAACCAATTAGATTTCACAGAATACAACCACAGTTTGTCAAGTGGGAATGTGATTGATTCTTGGGATACGAGCATTTACAAAAACGCAAGTACTCAATCCTTCGCCTATGGTGAGGGTTATGTCTACGCAATGATTGACAAAGGTCATCCCACAAACATCACAATTTGGGAGACAAATCAGTTCACGCCTTGCTTGTATGCGAAAACTGTTGTTGACAAGATATTCACCAATTCAGGGTTTACCTACACAAACGATTCGTACTTTAACAACGACAAGTTCAAGAGATTAATCCTACCAAATCCATCCTCATTGACTGCCGATGCAGCCATTTTGGAATCACGGAGGTTTAGAGCTTCTCGCACAACAACTGCTCAATCACTTGATTTGAACTCAATCTTGTTGTTTCAAAACGATTCAACCGGTGGGAACTATGATAATGGAGCGAACTACAACAATACAACTGGACAATACACCTTGCCTGTGGGCGGTAACTTTGTTTTTGATGTTGACTTGTCTTTGAATTACGCATCAACTGGCTATGCACCGACATTCCAAGAAGACATTTGGCTTGTATTTGGCTTGTATGCCAACGGAGTATTGAAGACAACTGCAACAGTAACCGTTGATTTTGGCTCTCCAGCGTTCAATGTGGCGTTGTATTTTCAACCTATTACATTGCTATCAGGCGAAGTGATTGACATCCGCTTGGCTCAAGTATGGGATCAGGCAAATAACTACAATTTGACCAACGCACAATTCCAACTTGATATGGGAATTGGCTCGTTTATGGAGAACAATCAAACTTCATACACATTTGGTTATGGTGAAACCGTGGATTTTGGTGTGTTCTTGAATTCGGAGATCAAGCAAAGTGATTTGCTGATGTCTTTCATCAAGATGTTCAACCTTTATATTGAACCAAACAAAGACAATCCAAAGCAACTACGCATTGTTCCAAGAGATGAATTCTACAATGGAAGTCAAGTAGATTGGACAGCAAAGTTGGATTATTCACAAAGTGTGGAAATTGTTCCGATGGGCGAACTTGAAGCAAACCCATATGTGTTCACCTACAAGGAAGGCAAGGATGATGCGAATGTCACCTATCAAGAGAACTATCAATCAACCTATGGTTCACGAACTTACAAGGTAGACAACCAATTCATCAAGAACGAAAAGAAGATTGAGATTGCTTTCTCACCAACTCAAGTAAGGTCGTACAACTCACAGAAGAATTTTGTGTTGTCGTATATGCCAAACAATCAGGATGGCGATTTGAGGATTCTGTATTATAGTGGTTTGGTTACTGGTGTGAATTGGAGGTTATGGTCGCAATATGCTGGAGTTGGTTTGAATTACTCATACCGTTATTCTTTGCCATTGACATTGCATTACGATTCAATCACCAACCCAACTTTTGACATTCTCTTTGGAATGCCGAAAGAAATCGGAATCGGTGCTGGTTACAAATACACGAATTCAAACCTTGTCAATAATTTTTATTATCGGTTTTTGTCGGAGATAACTGGAAGCAATTCCAAGTTGTTAAGGGCATATTTTAGGATCACCCCAAAGGATTGGTTGAACTTGTCTTTTGCTGATGCTTACTTCTTTGAAGGTCAGTATTGGAGATTGAACAAAATTGAGGATTACAATCCAAGTGAAGATGGTGTGTATTTGTGTGAGTTCCTATTGGCTCAATTCATTCAACCAGCAACCATAGTTCAAAAGACCATCGGTGCTGGAACTGGACAAGGACAACAAGGAGAAACCTATGGTGATACTTATCCGGGTGGAAACAGACCATTAAAACCGGGTATCAAAGGAGTTACCGTTGGTATTTCACAAGGTGGTGGAGGAATTGTGCAAGGTGATGGTGTTGTTCAAAACAACAATGCAACAGATTCATTTTGCGTGGTATCTACCAACACCACATTCCAAGCCGGAACAGATAGTAGTGCTGCCATCTTGTGTGAGGATTTTGTAGTTACAAAACCTGATACACTTTATATTGGCAACTACGAGATGTACCCATCATTTTTAAGTGGTGGTGCGGTCAAGACATTAACGGCAAACACAACGGCAACAAAAGACGATAGATTGTTTTTGTGTGATACAACAACGGGTGCAATCACCATCACCTTACCTGATCCAACTGGTTTAAGTGGGAAACAATTTGCAATCAAAAAACTTGCTTCATCACACACGGTAACTGTTGACACAACTGGAACTGCAAAGATTGACGGAGGGGATACACATACAATCAACAATCAATGGGCATCACACATCTTTGAAACGGATGGCGTGGATTACTTTATAATAGCAGAAAAATAATGGCAATAACAGCAGCGATTGACTTAACCGTCAAAAAACCTTCATTTGGCTCTATCAAGTCAGAAATCAAACAACTATCTCTTGAAGCACAAAGAGCAGTAAAGGAATTCGGTGCATTCTCACCTGAAGCAAGGAGAGCAGAACAAGCACTTGCGGAAGCACGAGATATGATGGAAGATTTCAATGATCGTGTGGCAGCATTAAACCCTGATAAGTTTGCACAAATCAACACGGTTGTTCAAGGTGTGGCTCGTGGATTCCAAGCAGCACAAGGTGCAGTTGCATTGTTTGGCAACCAATCCGAAGAACTGGAGAAGACAATGGTCAAGTTGCAAGGGGCAATGGCATTGGCTGAAGGCTTGGAAGGTCTTGGAAAGGTTCAACAACAATTTGGGGCTTTGGCAAATACAATCAAGGGCAAAGTTGTAAACGCATTTACTACATTAAGAGGTGCAATCACGGCAACTGGGATAGGTTTGTTGGCAGTTGCTTTGGGTTATGTTGTCGGCAACTTTGAGAAATTGAGTGCTGCAATAACAAATGCAATACCCGGATTAAAAACCGTTTCTGCCATTGTAGGAAACTTGGTTCAGCAGTTTACAGATTTCATCGGAGTAACTTCACAAGCGGAAAGAAATTACAAAGCATTCAAGAAATCAATTGAGATTACCAATGCTGAATTGCAAGGTCAAATTGATATTCTATCTGCACAAGGAGACAAGCAAACGGAAATTTTTGAACTGCGTAAAAAGATTGTAGAAAATGAATTGAATCTTATTAGAAAACGGAGAAGTGAGGGAGTGAAATTGACTGAAGAAGAGGTTGCTGAAGAAGCTCGTTTGTATGCTGAATTGACGGTGAAGAAAAAAGTCATTGATGCTGAAGAGGACAAATATAACGCAGACAGACAGAAGGAAGCCGAAGAAAGACGGAAAGCATATGCCAAACGCTTACAAGATTTGGACAATCAAATCAACGATGAAAAACTTAAGAAAAAACTTAGCGAAACTAAAGATGAATTCAAGCGATTAGACAGAGAGCAAACTATCTCAATCACTAATCTTTCTAATTGGTATGCTGAACAAATTGAATTGGCTAAAGGCAACAAGGAAGAGATTCAAAAACTTGACAAGTTATATGCTGAAAAGGCACTTGCCAACGAAGTGGAATTTAACAAGAAACGAGCTGATTTAAATCTTAAGGCAGATCAACAGATAAGAGATGCCAAATTATCAATTGCCAAAAGCACAGTTGATGGCTTGACTTCTTTGAATACCATATTGACCAACGAAGAGAAGAAGAGAGAGAACATTCAAAAGGGTATCGCATTGGTTGAAATTGCCATTGATAGTGCGATTGCGTTTTCGGGATTGAATGCGGAATCTGCTCAAGCATCTGCTCAAGTTGCTGGTATTCTTGGACCGGCAACTCCTTTGTTCACCGCTGCTTATTATGCACAAGGTGTGGCAAGGATTTTGGCAAATGTAGCGAAGGCAAAACAAGTCCTTTCAGGTGGAAGCGGTCAAGGTGGTGTGAGTGCGTCACCCATTGCAATCAATCCCCCGAATTTGACATCATCTTCATTGCCAACGGAAACTGGAGTGGGTTATCCGCAGAAAGTATTTGTGACCGAAGGTGACATCAGCCGATCACAAGCAAGGGTTGGGAACACAAAAAGGGTATCCGTTGTAAGATAATGCTATTTGAATAAGATGAAACTTCCAGTTTACAAATTAGACATCAACGAATTTGATGAGGAAACAGGCATTGACTTTGTTTCTCTCGTTGAAAACGCAGCCATTCAAAAGGATTTTCTCGCATTCAACGAGCAGTTTGTTGAACCCAACCCAAACGAGAGTGAAGAAGAGTTCGTTCAAAGATGTATTCCCATATTGATTGGCGAAGGCAAGGATAGTAATGAAGCCGTTGCAATTTGTTATTCAATGTATCAGTCAAAGTTTGAGAGTTACACGGATTATCCTGAAGGTGCGAAAGCCAATGCTCAAAGAGGTATCCGGTTGAATGAGGAGAACGGCAACAAATGTGCAACACAAGTGGGAAAGGTAAGAGGTCAACAATTGGCTCAAGGTGAACCGATAAGTGATGATACCGTTCAACGAATCTATTCATACCTATCAAGAGCAAAAGAGTACTACAATCCAAACGATGAGACCGCTTGTGGGACTATCTCGTATTTGTTGTGGGGTGGTGAAGAGATGTTAAGATGGACAGAACGCAAATTGTCAGCAAGTAAATTTGCCATACAAGATGAGGAGAAAAGAATCGTCACTGGTGCTGCGATGATTGCCGATTTGCCCATCTATCGCAGAGATGACATCCGTGGGGAATACTATGTGGTGTTTGACAAGGAATCTATCTTCAAGATTGCGAAGAAATGGGCGAGGTCAAACCAGTACAACTCCGTAAACGCACACCACAAAACACCCATAATGAATGGAGTGAGTTTGTTTGAATCATACATCATAGATCGTGAAAGAGGTGTGATGCCACCGAAGGGATTTGAAGAGGTTGCCGATGGTTCTTGGTTTGTCTCTTATCTCATTGACAACGATGATGTGTGGGCAAAAGTGAAATCAGGTGAGTTCAAAGGATTCTCTGTGGAAGGTGTTTTTGATTTCCCCGAAGACAAAGAAGAACAACTCATTGAGCAGATGAAAGAGATTCTATCAAGGTGGAATGGAAAGTAAAATTGCAACAAGTAAAAACAAAATCTAATTTATATCAAAATGAACGCAAAAGAAACACTCAAGGAAATCCGCACGATGTTGGGATTCTCCGAAGAAGAAATCAAAGTTGAGATGGCAACTGCCACCTTGACTGATGGAACAATCGTTGAATGGGAAGGTGAATTGGTTGTAGGAACTGCCATCTTTGTTCAAACTGCTGAAGGTTCAATTCCAGCACCTGACGCAACTCACGAGGTTGAAGGTGGTATGTTGGTAACAACTGTTGACGGGATCGTTACTGAAATCGTTGAACCCGAAATTGAGATTGAGATTGAAGCCAAAGAAGAGTTCGCAACTGTATCTCATTTCAATGATGTTGTGAGCAAGTTGGAAAGTGCAATCGCAGAATTATCTGCAAAGGTTGTTGCATTGTCCGAGGTTAACAGCAAACAAAAAGAAGCAATGAGCAAAGCAATTGACCTGATTGAAAAGGTTGCTGATTTGCCAAGCGAAACCCCAATTAAAACTCCCGTTTCAAACAAGAAGAACGATCAGTTTGAAGCACTTAAAAAATTCAAAAACGCAATAAACAAATAAAACTATGTCATTCTCTGTAGGATCACTCGCAAATTACACCAACGAACAATCAACTGATTTGTTGGTTAAAGCTCTTTTCGGGAGCAAAACTGCAACCTTGTTGCAATCTTCTAACCAAGTTCAGGTAGGTGTAAAATCTGCATCTGCTTTGAACATCCTTGCTTCAACCGTTTTCTTTCAGGCAGACGGTTGTGGTTACAACCCAAGTGGTACAACTGCCTTCACTCAAAGAAACATCACCGTTGGTGCTGTAAAAGTTGAAGAAACTCTTTGCCCAAAGACATTGGAAGCCAAGTGGATGCAAACTCAAATTATGCCGGGTTCACCAACTATGATTCCTTTTGAAGAGCAAATCGGTGCTGAAAAGGCTGCCGTTATCGCACAAACTTTGGAAACTGCCATTTGGCAAGGTGATACCGCTTCTGGTAACCCTAACTTGAACCGTTTTGATGGTTTCAACAAAATCATTGCTGCCGCTTCTCCAGTATTGGCGAACGCTGCTCCAACCACTTTCACTTCAATCACCGCTGCAAACATCGATGACATCTTGGATCAGGTTTATGCCAACATCCCTGCTGCCGTTGCTGAAAAGAGTGACTTGGTTTGTTTCTTGGGAATCGATGCCTACAAATTGATGTTGGTTAACTTGAAGAACGCTAACTTGTTCCACTATGTTGCCGATGCTGCCACTTCAATGGAAATGGTTTACCCCGGTACTAACATGAAGTTGATCGCTGTTGGTGGTTTGAACGGAACTAACAAGATTGTTGCTGGTTCTTTGAGCAACTTCTTTATGGGAACTGACTTGATTGACGAACAAGAAATCGTAAAGCTGTGGTATTCCGAAGACGCAGACGAGGTAAGAGTTCGTTTCACTTTCAAGGCTGGTGTGCAAGTTGCATTCCCCGGAGAAATCGTTTACTTCACCCTATAATCTTCATAAATTATGCCCTGTTTACTCACACAAGGATTCACTCTTGACTGCAAAGATGCAGTTGGAGGTATCAAATCAATCCACCTGATTACTTGGGTTGATTCCAAATTCACAATTGCAAGTGGTGAAGTAACTGGCACAACCGTTGCAAGTGGTGATGTTTACGATTACGAGTTGCCGAAAGGTACTGGATCATTGACCATCACCACCAATGTATCTGTTGAGAACGGAACATCATTCAATCAATCGGATGTTGTTTTCAAACTTCGCAGATTGTCAACTACCAAGCGTAACGAAATGAAGCTCCTTGCTCAAGGTCGTTGCTATTGCATTGTTAAAAACAACAACGATGAGTATTGGTTGGTCGGCAAGGAGTACGGATGTGATGTGACTGCAATGGTTGCAAACACAGGTACTGCTATGGGCGATAGTAACGGTTATGAAGTTACTCTTTCCGCTATTGAAGCGGAAGCACCTTACAAATTGCAAAGTTCAGTTGTTACCGCTTTGGGTATCTAATTGATTCTTGTTTCATAGGTCAAATGGGGAGGGCAATATGCTCTCCCTTTTTTTGTTACATATTTTTACTCTCGCTATTTTGTAGAGATGTTGGTAATTGAAAAAGCGGAATCAAAGAATTGGTATTTAACGCTGACTGAAAAAGTCACGATTGCAAATCCATACTTTCTTTTCAACCTTACCCATCTATTGACTGATCAAGTGGTGAATGTAATCTTGACAGACATCTCAACTCACAAAGAAAGATACAATCAATTTGCAGTTGTTGAAGGCACGACATTCACTCTCTTAAATGGTGAGTACGAATACAAAGTTTATGCTCAAACATCGGCAATCAATACCAATCCAATACTTGCCAATGAGCTTGTTGAAACTGGTATCTTGAAATGTCAGTTGGTCGAGCAACCTGAAGTGTTCTATTCCCCAGCGTGAACAAACAACACGACATATTGCCAACATCACCCGTTGATGTCTTTGTTAAGTTGGCAACTCAAAATTCCGATATGTTCATCACTCAAGATGGGGATTTTCTCGGATTTGAAGGTATTGCTTTCATTGATTCAAAAGAATACAACCCTACACTCATTCAGAAGCAATCTAATCGCAGTTTGACAAGTAAGGTATATAAACCCACACTTGCATCAAAGAAGATTGATTACACGCTTAATTTGAAAACCTACAATTTTGTAGAATCAAAGAAGCAAAGGAACATTTCACAAAGCGTGAAAAGTTATGTTCCCAGTTTAACTGCAAAACAAAACAACATCACCGAGAGTGCGAAGAGTTACACCCCCGGATTGAACGAGACAATCATTCAAGATACATTTGATTTTTTGATCACTCAAGATTTTCACTATTTGACAACTCAAGATGGTGACTATTTAGGGTTTGACAAAATCTTTATTGGCTATTTACTTACAACAAACAACGAGTTTATGAGAACTCAAGACGGCAACTTTTTAGAATTATGAGCAACAAGAGAATAACAGACCTAACCGAATTAACAACCCCGACAACGGATGATGTCTTCCCAGTTGTTGACATAGCAACCAACACAACGACAAAGGTTCAGTTGGGCAACTTGCCTGTCCCAAGTTCTGTAACAACTGCACTTGCGACAAAACAAGACACTCTTGTAAGTGGTACGAATATCAAGACGCTTAACAACACATCTCTCTTGGGAAGTGGTAACATCGTTTTGACTGCAAACCCAAGCGGTGTTGCGGGTGCGATTCAGTTCAGCAACGGAAGTGCGTTTGCAAGTGATGCGGCTAACTTGTTTTGGGATGACACTAATAAAAGATTGGGTGTTGGCACGAATGCACCGATAACGGCATTGCATATTGTTGGACAAACTACCTTTTCGGATAATGCGTTATTTTCGGCGGATTTCAAATCTATTGGGCGTGACTTAAATAATAGTTCAATACGCTTTTCTTCTGCAAGTAGCGAAATCCGTGCAAACATTTCAACGGGAGGGCAATTTCATGTCTACAATGCTGGGAGTGGAACATCAAGATTTGCAGTAAGCAACGGCGGTCAAACCACAATTAGTGGGGGTGGCTCAACATCCGCCACTACATCGCTTTTGGTGCAGAATAGTGCGGGGACAATGGCGTTGCAAGTAACTGATGATGCGAATACAACAATTGGAAATAGATTAAATTTAAGTTCAAATTCAGACCAAATTTATGCGCAATCAAGTTTGCCTATCGCAATTAGAGGCTTTCATGGTGCGCAAGTGATTCGTGTAACTGGAAGCACACAAACTATGTTTGAAGTTTCTGATTTGACGGTTACAACTGGGGGACTTTTACTCAATGTTAAGAACAACAGTTTTGCCAATATGTTTGCGATAAACTATTTGGGACAAGCGAGTATGGGTACAGCATCACCAAACGCATCCGCACAAATGCAAATTGATTCCACAACTCGCGGCTTCCTACCACCCCGAATGACAACAACCCAAAGGGATGCGATTGTCACACCTGCAACGGGATTAAAAATCTATAATACAACTTTAGGAACTACCGATACTTATGATGGGGCAACTTGGCA